TCCGGCACTTACATAGTATGTTGCAAAGAACAGGATTTAAAACATGTAACATTTGCAAAATTCTATAAAAAGCTAGGGTACTGGGAATTAAAAGGCAGCAGGACATTCTGGAAAGTTACTCATTGGATGCCTTTGCCAGATGCACCAACTAATACACCAACTGATACATCAACTAAACAGTTGTACAAAGAGTTGGACTATTGTGACATTACTTGATTACCTTGCATCCATGGGAGGAAATCCAGAATGGAGCCTGTCATATCTTAGATGGCAGCAGCTAAGAGGTGAAATACAGATAAGTGGCAGCAGGGCAGAGCTGCAAGAGAATAAGGGAGGCGATGCCGTTGGAGAAGATGACAAAGGAAAGACTGAAAGCGTATCGGAGTAATAAAGCGGAGATATTGGAACTGGATTATACTCTGCAGAACCGCTGGAAGTCAGATACGATGATCGGGAATGATGTGATTTTTGATTACAGCAAAGGTTATCCGATGCCGCAGTGTGTGGTTGGGTTTGACCAGGAGAAGTACGAGCGGTTGCAGGACCGTGATCTGAAGCGGAAGAAAGCTCTGGAGCAGGAGTGTAAGGAAGTAGAGCAGTTCGTGGATGCGATACCGGACAGTCTGGCACACCGCATCTTCCGGAAACTGTTTATCGATGGCAGAAAGCCGGTGACCCAGGAACAGGTTGCCAAGAGTGTACATCTGGATCGGAGCAGTATAAGCAAAATAGTTGACCGGTATTTGAAAGATTCACACAATTCACAAAATGCACAGTTATAATAATACTTGAGCCAAAGGCGGAAACCGGCGGCTCGATTTCT